AATCTCCTAATTATTATTATTATTTAGTGGATTTGCTTCTGCAATTATCCCCGTGCCATCGTTTGTATCCCGCAATTCCGTTTCCAACCTTACCACAGTGTTCACATTTGTAAGGAACTAATGATGGATTTTCAACACCATACTTTGATAGATTAGCAATGCGGATTTTTTCTTTAGTTTCAAATTTAGCGAATGTATTGTTGGCGCCGCGATGCTTTTTATTGTTCTTAAACATTCCAGATTTATGCTGTTCAGCCATACGTTGGGAACGTAGTTCACTCTCTTTAACAGCACGCAATTTAGCGGCTGTTGATAGTTTATTACGCCAGTCTTCAGTAAAGATTCTTTGGCTAATAATTTCGTATGTGCGAGCCGGCACTAGATATCGTTTTTGTTGGCGATTGCATTGATTTGCCATTTTCATAAAAGCATACGCCATGCTAACACGGCTTTTATCGTCTACCATCTTAGTCAGCAGCCAATGACATATGAAATGTTCTCGAGCAGTTAATTTTACTAAATTGTCTTTATTATTTAACCCACCTAAACTTTTAGGAATGATATGATGTTTTTCAACATACCCTAATGTTATTCTTGATTGTACGTTAGAAATAATTGCATAATACCAACGAGTATATTTGTTATCAATAAATATGGACATGCTGTGTGCTCCTGTTTAGCCATAGAGCCAATGGATATTACCAGTATCGCGATTGGCATTTTTATTTAGCATTTATAGGTTGACACGCATGATTTGTGCAGTAGTATGCAACTATGAAACCTGGAGATAAAACGCCATATACCCCGATAAAACTCTTATTGGAAGATTACCAAAAAGTTATAGTCCAAATACGAGAAGATGAGGGATTGCGTGCTACATTGTCCAATGTCTTAAAACGAGAAAAAGGATGGACATATAGACGCCCTTACTATGACGATGTGGTGCATATTGACTTTTGGACAGATAGTGCTAAGTCTATGTTTTTATTGACCTATTCGCACTTAATCGCTAAGTCATTGAAATTATACAACAAAAATACCGGTTGACACTCCTCTGTTTTATGCTAAATTAAAGCATAACACGGAAAGGGGATGTTCAAATGCGTAATCATGTTGCCAAAATGTTGTGGACGCCCAAGTTCCGCAAACAAGTTGTAAAGTCCAAAAAGAGCTATAACCGTAAGGCAAAGCATAAGGGAAAAATTGATGGCTAAAGCTGCAAAAGCTACTAAAACGGACAAGATTGCAGTAAAAGCAACTCGTCGCCTTAAAGCACGTTACAGTGAAGCTGAGCTTAAAGCTACAGGTCCTCTTCCAGAATGGCATGACATGGACAAGCTTACGCCTGAGCAGCACCGCGCACGTTGGCGGGACGCCAAGTTCTTTTATTACTATCATCACGATGCGAAGGAACTTCGTCCCTTCATTGTTGAGCTGTACGGCAAGGATTGGAGCAAGAAGCAGCTCAAGGACTTTAACAAAGTTCGTGACGCTGTAATTAGTCCTCACCTCGGTGCTGTTTGCAAGATGGTGCTTGATGGTGCCCGTTGGCCCGAAGGCAGCAAGGAGTGGGCTGACAAGCAGGTAGCAAAGCTGCTTGATCTTGGTGCAGGCGAAGCAGATCCTGATGCGCCTAAAGAAGAACCTAAAAAGGTTATCAACATCCAAGATCGTCTTAACGAAATCCGTGAGGAAACAATCGGTGATCTGGAGTGCATTGAGGACGAGTTTATTCGTACTCGTAAAATGCCTAACGTAAACATCATGACTTGGTTGCGTCAAAAGAATGTGCCGCAGCAGATCATCCCTGCTATGATTGACTTCTACGCAGAACGACTTGCGTTTATGATGGAAGTTAAAGAGGGCAAGGATGCTCAACTTAAGGAAGGCTACGCGCACCTTAAGAAGAAGGACATTGATGTGTGGATCAAGTGGTATAACGACATTATCACTGACCTCGATGGCTTTAAGCGTGTTAAGGTTGCAGCACGTAAGCCGCGTATGCGTAAACCGCAGTCGCCGGAGAAGCTTGCACGTAAGATGAAGTTTCAAAAGGATGCTCCTGATCTTGGAGTGACCAGTGTGCAGCCCAAGGAGATTGTTAACGCAACAGTTGTTTGGGTGTATAACACCAAGACACGCAAGCTTGGACGTTATGTTGCAAGCGAGCAGGACAAGAGCATGACAGTTAAGGGTAGCACCATTCTCGGTTGGGACCCCAAGCTAAGTATTGCTAAGACGCTACGCAAACCTGCTGAACAACTTAAGGAGTTCATGAGTAGTGGAAAAGTTCAACTCCGTACCTTCCTCGATAAGATTAAGGCAACTGAGGTGAAGCTAAACGGTCGTACTAACGATCAAACTATAATCCTTAGGGCTGACAAGTAAAGGAGATTGATATGACGGGTTTAATTATTCTTGGATTTATACTTTTAGCGCATGTTCTTATTATCGCTAAAATTGGGCTTGGTGGACTAGGAGTTACCTATGTACTAGGTGCAATTATTTGGGTATTTTTTCCTGGATATGATACTGGGCTTGCTGGGCTGCTTGCCACTGAAATAGTGTTTGTTGGTCTAATGGCGTTTGGTTCACTATTCCCAAGTGGTCCAAAAGGTATTGCTGCTGCTGGTGTGGGTGGTTACCTTGTTGGTCGCGGGCTAGCAAAACTTTAATCAAAAGCGTTGCCATAGCTAAATATTGTTATGGCAACGCTACAAGAGTTAAAAACAGAAGTATTTGATTATGTACGTCTAAGTTTAGGCGACCAAATGGTGGATGTTGAACTTGATCCAACACACTATGAAACTGCATTAAAGCAGGCATTATTAAAATATAGACAACGTAGTTCTAACAGTGTAGAGGAAAGCTTTGCTTTTCTTCCACTTCTTACTGACACAGACACTTATACGTTGCCACAAGAAGTGATCAGTGTTAAGCAAGTTTATCGTCGTAGCATAGGATCAACTACAGGAACTGGGGCAACTCAGTTTGAACCATTTGAAGCAGGGTTCTTAAATCTTTACTTGTTACAAAATGGTCGCGTTGGCGGGTATCTCAACTACGAATTATTTTCTCAGTTTCAAGAACTAAGCATGAGAATGTTTGGTGGCTACATCAATTTTAAATTTAATAAAGTTAGCAAAGAGATACAACTATTCCGTCGACCACGTAATAGCGATGAAACTGTAATGTTGCACACATACAATTATAAACCAGATGTAACGCTGCTTTCTGATTACATGGCACTTCCTTGGATAAAAGATTTTACATTAGCGACTTGTAAGATGATGTTAGGTCAAGCTTACGAAAAATTTGGCACGATAGCTGGACCACAAGGTGGAACTACATTAAATGGATCTTCACTTAAAAGCGAAGCTCAAACTATGTTTGATAAACTAGAAGAAGACCTAAAGAATTATGTAGATGGCGGCGAACCATACAGCTTTATCATTGGTTAATATTGACAATTTATTAATTTTTAATTAAACTTATTTTATGAAAATAAGTGTTATAGGAATTTGCTCAGTTGCAGCAGGATCACCAAAACTAGTAGTAACTAGCAGACATGATTTTTTAAATCCAAAAATATTTAATTTAGTTGAAGGCAATTTTAAATATGATTTTGACTTGCAACTAAGTGAATTTGATCAATTGCGTATATCGTTAATTGATAAAATTCCTTCTGAAAACTATCAAGTAAAAGACACTTGGATAGAAATTTCTACAGTGATTGTTGATGGAATAAATTTACAGCACTTTATATTCAATGCAAAACAGTGGCCTTACTATGATCCAGCAAACGAAGATTTTAGGCAACAATATAATTTGCCCCCTTATTATCAACCAGGTACAAAAATGTTTTTAAACGGCACATTTGAAATAGATGTTTCTGTTCCAGTTTGGAAATTCTTAATGGATTCAATGGAAGAAGATGCACGAGTATCCTAAATTAATTTCTGATTTGATGGCTAATAACAAGTTAAAGCTTGAAACAGTTTTATCATGCAATCTTCCTTGGTTACGTTTGAAGATTAGTGTGCCGCATTTTTCAAATGAAGTAATACAGCAAGCAGCTAAAGAAAGTTCTGATTGGCGAAATACTTGGGGTGATATTGAATCAAACTATCAAGTAAAGCAATGGAATGGATCATTGCTGTTTGGCCCAACAGACTTTGCTAAATTTAGACAAGATATGCGTCAACAGTCTAAATACGTTTATGACGACGACGAAGATCATACTTGTATGCTTGAGCGAAAGAACT